GACGCTCTTCATCGACTACCTCGGCGCCGAGGACTCCCGGTACACGAGAACGGTAACCCGCAAGGCGCTTATCGGCGCGGCTGCGAGAATCTTATCTCCCGGCTGCAAGCACGACCACATGCTCGTCCTTATCGGTCCTCAGGGCTGCCGTAAGAGCACGACCTTGAAGAAGCTCGGTAAGGAGTGGTTTTCAGACTCGCTCTATACCATGTCCGGTAAGGATGCTTACGAGCAGCTTCAAGGCTTTTGGATAATCGAGCTCTCTGAAATGGCTGCGACCCGTAAGGCTGAGGTCGAGCAGATTAAGCAGTTTGTTTCCAAACAGGAGGACAACTACCGTGCGGCATACGCTCGCCGCACACAATGCCACCCGAGACAATGCGCCTTCTTCGGTACCACGAACGATGAGGAGTTCCTGAGAGACCCTACTGGCGCCCGCCGTTTCTGGCCGGTCGTCGTTACCGATGCGGGTAAAACTCTCGGGGACAAGCTGACTGCTTCTATCGTGGACCAGATATGGGCCGAAGCTGTGACCTACTATGAGGCCGGCGAGACTTGGTATCTTGACGGCGCAGTCGAAGAAATGGCCCGCAAGGTGCAGGCCGACCACACCGAGGCGAACGGCAAGCTCGGTCTTATCGAGAACTTCCTTGAAGTCCTACTGCCCGAGGGCTGGGACGACTGGGACCTTGAAAAGCGTCTCATGTTTTGGAGCGGCGGCTTCGGCGAGGAGCGTAACGGTACCGTACCGAGAACAAAGGTCTGCGCGCTGGAGGTCTGGCAGGAGCTTTTCAAAGGCGACCCGAAGAGCTATTCGCAGACGCAGGCTCGTGAGATTATTGGGCTCCTGCGCATGATTCCGGGCTGGCGGTTGTCCACCTCCGTCAACTGCGGAGCAATTTACGGCAGGCAGAGGGGCTTCGTGAAAGAGGTCTGAGGTAGCAAAGGTAGCACTTGAAAGGCCAACTTTTTTCGTTAGAGGGTAGGTCGTACAAGCGTACTTGCAACAAAGGTAGCACTTTGAGAACTACTTGCAACAAAGTGCTACCTACTCTGCTACCTCGAAAAAGCCTTATATATCAATGCTTTTGGCTACTTGGTAGTACTGGTAGTTGAAAAATCTTAAAAACATTTTTTGAAAAAGTAAAGGGACACTCGACGCAATTCCGTCGCCCACTCGCATTACATGTATATATAGGGAATCTTTGTTACACGCGCTACTCGACTACCTAAAGGAGGTTTTTTATGTATGAAAGCACTTTTGAGCGAAAGCTCTGTGAGTATATCAAGTCCCTCGGCGGTAAAGCGTACAAGTGGGTGTCCCCGGGAGCTCCGGGGGCGCCTGACCGAATCGCGATATTGCCGGGGGGACGAATAATTTTTATAGAGGTCAAGCGGCCGGGGCTGAGTGACGGTTTGAGTATCAGGCAGAAAAAGGTCATCGCGACATTAGAGGGGCTCGGCTGCACCGTTTGGCGTATCTCCGATATGGAGGATTTGAAAGCGAGGCTAAAAGCCGATGGAATATAAACCTTACTATTATCAGGACTTCGCGGAGAAGTTCATTCTCGATAACCCCGAGGCGGGGCTCTTACTGGATATGGGTATGGGGAAAACGGTAACGAGCTTGAGCGCCGCGGACAAGCTCCTAAACGACTATTTTGCCGTGAGCAAGGTCCTTGTTATCGCTCCGCTGAAACCGGCAAAGGAAACGTGGCCGCCGGAGGTCAAGAAGTGGGACCACCTGAAACACCTGAAGCTCTCGCTGATTCTCGGGTCGAAGGCTGAGCGTATCGCGGCTTGTGAGCAGGAGGCGGATATTTATATCGTCAATCGTGAGAATGTCGTCTGGCTTGTAGACTACTTCAAAAGCAAGTGGCCTTTCGATATGGTCATCATCGACGAGCTGTCGAGCTTCAAGTCCAGCAAGGCGCAGCGCTTCCGAGCTCTTAAGAAGGTACGGAAGTACATCAAGCGGATTGTCGGTCTTACCGGCACGCCTTCGCCGAATGGACTGCTTGACCTCTGGCCGGAAATGTACTTGCTTGACGAGGGTAAGGCTCTCGGAAAAACCCTGACGGGCTACCGCGATACCTACTTCGTCCCAGACAAGCGGAATGCCACGACTATTTTTTCATGGAAACCGAAAGACGGCGCAGAGGAGCTTATCTATGAGAAAATCGGAAAGCTCTGTATCAGCATGAACGCAGCGGACTACTTACAATTACCGGACAGGCTTTTTCTCCGCCGCGAGTTTGAGCTTACCCCAGAGGCGATGGAGCTTTATAAGACTCTTGAGCGGGACACTCTTCTCCCGTTTGCTGATGGCGACATCGACGCGCCGACTGCGGCGGTCCTGACGAATAAGCTCTTGCAGGCTGCAGGCGGCGCGGCCTATGACGAGAACGGTAACGTTAAGGTCCTGCATGACTGCAAGCTCGAGGCGTTAGACCAGCTTATCGAAGAGGCGAACGGTCAACCCGTTTTGGTGTTCTACGCCTTTCGGCATGAGCGCGACAGAATTATGGAGCGGTACCCGGAAGCGGTAGACATTAAAGACGACGGCGCGGTCGTCCGCTGGAACGAGGGCAAGATTCCGATTATGCTTGCTCACCCTGCAAGCGCGGGTCACGGGCTGAACTTGCAGGCGGGAGGTCATATCGCGATATGGTACGGACTTCCTACCAGTCTTGAGCTTTACCAGCAGGCAAACAAGCGATTGCACCGTCCGGGGCAAAAGAAAACGGTCCTGATTCACCATATCCTGATGAAGGGCACCTATGACTACCGTGTCTTAGATGACATACTCGCGCCAAAGGAGGTAAGGCAGAACGCTTGCCTCGATGCTTTGAAAGCCAGAATTAAGGAGGTATCAAAATGACACCACAGGAAGCAAAAGACTTCCTCAACAGAGGGTACAGGTCCAAAGAACGAATAAAGGTTAAGGAGGAACGTATCGACGAGTGGCGACGCAGGGCTGAGTCTATTACGGCCGAGATTAAGCCGGTCGCAATGTTTTCCTCAACTCCGTCAAAGAAAGTCGAAGAAGCTGCTTGCGCTATCGTCGATTTGCAGTCGGAAATCAAAGCGGAGATTTACGAACTTGCGGCTATCGAGCTTGAAATCGGCAGAGCCATCAATCAGGCGGTTACTGACCCCACTCTTAATGCTCTGTTAGAGATGAGGTATCTTAAGTATCTCAAGTGGGAGGAAATTGCGGTGCGGCTTGACATCACTTTCCGCTGGACGATGACTCTTCATAAAAAAGCTCTCACAATTTTTACCGAAAGCGCGTTAATTCACGCTGAACATGCGTTATAATATAAAGTGGAAAAGTCGGATGGAAGTCCGGCTTTTTCTGCGTTATCGGGGCTTCCGGTATCGCGGGCGGAGCACTGCGCGGGCCTCCGGTGCAGTGCTCCGTCTATTATTATGAATGGAGGTTAGCAACAACTAACGAGGGAGGGACGAACGTGGCTAAGCTGACCGATAAGCAACGGAAAAAGATTATAGCTGAATCGGTGAACGGCTCGAGCATTCGGGCATTGGCCGCGAAATACGGCGTCTCTACGACTACGATTCAGCGTGTTTTGAAAAGCGACACAACGCTAACGCAAAAGGTCGCGCAAAAAAAGGCTGAGAATACGGCAAGCATTCTGGCCTTTATGGATTCTAAGAAAAATGACGTCTGCGGACTGATTGACAAGCTGCTTACGGCAATGGGCGACGAAGACAAGCTCGCTGCCGCGACGGTCAATCAGCTTGCTACTGCTATGGGTATCGTCATTGACAAATATACAGCTAACGAGGCAATTAAGTCGTCTGACGCGAAGGAAACCAACTTCTTCGAGGCGATTCACGCTGCCGGAAAGGAGGTTGACCTGAGTGCAATACCAGAGCTTCAGTCCTCGGCAGAACGCGACCCTCTTCTGGTGGACGAAACCGGAACACCAGAATAGAGACGGGCTTATCTGTGACGGGTCAATCCGTTCTGGCAAGACGGTCTCAATGGCTATCGGCTTTATCATGTGGAGCATGGCGAGCTTCGATAAACAGAACTTCGCTATCTGCGGCCGCACGATTGAAGCACTCCGGCGTAACGTTATCGTACATATTCCCACATGGCTCGAGGGTATGTTCGAGGTTACTGAGCGCCGCAGCGAGAATAAAATGGTCGTCACTATCGGCAATCGCTCTAATACCTACTACCTCTTCGGAGGGCGGGACGAATCCAGCTACACCCTTATTCAGGGCATTACTCTGGCCGGAGTCCTCTTCGATGAGGTCGCTCTTATGCCCCGCTCTTTCGTAGAGCAAGCTATGGCACGTTGTTCGGTCTCCGGGTCAAAGTTCTGGTTTAACTGCAACCCCGAGTCGCCGGGCCACTGGTTTTATAAAGAGTGGATTCGTAAAGCGGCGGAGCGCAATATGCTCTACCTGCATTTTACGATGGACGACAACCTCAGCCTTGACGAGAAAATCAAAGCCCGATACGAGGGTATGTACTCCGGCGTGTTCTACGACCGGTATATCCGCGGTCTCTGGACCGTCGCAGAAGGCTTGATATATACAATGTTTAATAAGGACTATCATGTAGTCCCTTCCGTGCCTCGTGATTACGAGGAATACCTTATCTCTTGCGACTACGGCACCTTAAACCCGACTTCGGCTGGGCTCTGGGGCCTTTGCGAGGGAAAATGGTACCGCGTCCGAGAATACTACTATGACGGACGCAAGGAACGGTATCAGCGAACGGACGAGGAGCACTATGCGGCTATTGAAGAGCTTGCGGGAGACCTCTCGATTCGGAAAATCATCGTTGACCCGTCCGCAGCCTCGTTTATCGAGGTCATACGCCGGCACGACCGCTTCATGGTCGAACAGGCAAGCAACAGAGTCCTTGACGGTATTCGCGATGTTGCTACCCGGCTGAACGCCGGCGACATTTTCTTTTGCGACTGCTGCACGGACTGTATAAGAGAGTTCGGTTTATATCGGTGGGACGAAAAAGCCGCCGAAGACCGGCCGCTAAAAACCGACGACCACGCTATGGACGATACGAGATATTTCGTCCGCGCTGCGTTCCAGCCGTCGAGATTCAGTTTTTAAGGAGGTGCGATAAATGCCCTTATTCAAGAAGCCTATCGAGCAGGAGTTTTTCAGTCTGCGCCTCCGCGCCGGCAGGCCTATGACCGAGCTTGAGTTCTACGCGAAAGAGCTTACTGACTGGGAGACCTCGCCCGAGCGTCGCGAGATGATTGACGGCGACCGGTATTATACTGGAGACCATGACATTCTCAAACGCCAGCGCACAGCTATCGGCCCTGACGGTAAGCTGATTGTGATTGAGAATCTCCCGAACAACCGTATTGTGGATAACCAGTATGCGAAACACGTTGACCAGAAGGCAAACTACCTTCTCGGTCAGCCTATTTCCTTTTCCTGTGAGAATGACGACTACGCAGCTGAGGTCAAGAAGGTACTCGGCATGCGGTTTATGCGTACTCTCAAGAGTGCGGGAGTCGAGTGCCTCAACGCAGGTATCTCGTGGCTTTATCCCTACTACAATAAAAACGGTGAACTCGCGTTCCGGGTATTCCCCGGCTACGAGATTATGCCGTTCTGGGCGGACGCAGCTCACACCGAGCTTGACTCCGCTCTTCGCCTTTACCCGGTCGAGGTCTACTACGGTACCGAGAAGAAAATCGTCAAGAAGGTCGACCTCTTCACGCTGGAAGGCGTTACGACCTACATCTTTGAGAACGGCGTACTCACGCCGGACACTGAGAAGCAGGCCTATGTTAAGGTAAAAGACAGCAAGGGCAACGAGCAGCCCCTGAACTGGGAGCGATTCCCCCTTATCCCTATCAAGTATAACCCGAAGGAGGTCCCTCTCATTCGCCGCGGCCGCTCCTTGCAGGACGCCATCAACCTCTTGCAATCCGACTTCGTGAACAACATGGAGGAAGACGTCCGCAATACCGTTCTTGTCCTTAAGAACTATGACGGACAGGACCTCGGGGAGTTCCGGCGTAACCTGACGACCTATGGAGCTATTAAGGTCCGCACGGTCGAAGGTACTGACGGCGGCGTGGACAGTCTTGAAATCTCGGTAAACTCTGAGAACTATAAGACCGTCCTCGAGCTTCTGAAAAAGGCGCTCATTGAAAACCTTCGCAGCTACGACGCAAAGGACGACCGTCTCTCCGGTACGCCTAACCAGATGAACATTCAGAGCATGTATTGCGACATCGACCTCGACGCGAACGCGATGGAGACCGAGCTGCAAGCCTCTTTTGAGGAAATTCTCTGGTTTGTCAATACCTACCTCGCCAACACCGGCAAGGGCTCGTATGAGAGCGAAGATATTACGGTTATCTTCAACCGTGATATTCTTATCAACGAGTCCGAGGCCATCGATAACTGCTCTAAGTCCGTCGGCATTATCTCCGATGAGACCATCGTCGCTATGCACCCGTGGGTCGACGACCCTGCTGCCGAGCTTGAACGGCTCGAAAAGCAGAAAGAGGAAACGGACCCCTACCGAGCGGCTTTTGAGCAGGCGCAGGCTTTGCGCAACCCCGAAGGCGGTGACCCGGTAAATGAGGAATGATAAATACTGGGCTAACCGAATGCGGATTCTCGAGGAATCCTTGCTTGATAAGGGGTACGACTACGTTAAAAACCTCGAGCGGCAATATGCGACCGCTATTCAGGATATAGAATCGCAAATCGCGAGATGGTATCAGCGGTTTGCGGCCGAAAACGGCATAACGCTCGCCGAGGCGAATAAGCTGCTTACCACGCAGGAGCTCGATGAGTTCCGGTGGACCGTTGAAGAGTATATAAAACACGGTCAAGAGAACGCAGTCTCTCAGGCGTGGCTCAAGCAGCTTAAGAACGCTTCTGCCCGTGTCCACGTGTCAAGGCTTGACAGCTTGAAGCTCCAGCTACAGGAGCAGGCCGAGGTCTTACACGGGGCGCAGACAGAGGCCCTTAATTCGTCCCTGAGCGAGGTTTACCAGCGAGGCTATTATCATACCGCCTTTGAGCTCCAAAAGGGCATAGGGGTCGGCTGGACGCTTCACGGGCTGACCGATGAAGCTATCAGTAAAGTACTCTCGCGGCCGTGGACCTTAGACAGCCAGACTTTCAGCGATAGAATCTGGGCGAACAAGCAGGCGCTCGTCAACAGCGTCAACACGCAGCTTACCCAGATGATAATGCGAGGCGCGGCTCCGGATAAAGCCATCAAGGCTATCTCCGACCGTTTTCAGGTCTCTAAATCGCAAGCTGGGCGTCTGGTTATGACCGAGAGCGCCGCCTTTGCGAATGAAGCCCGTAAGGACTGCTTCAAAGACCTCGGCGTTGAGAAGTACGTTATCGTGGAAACCCTTGACAACGAGATTTGCGGCCTTTGCGCGCAGCTTGATGGCAAGGTCTATCCTATGAGTGAGTATCAAGTCGGCGTTACCGCGCCGCCTTTTCATCCGTGGTGCCGTGGCACGACTGCCCCCTACTACGAGGATATGCAAGGTCTCGGAGACCGCTTCGCGAGAGACGTGAAGACCGGCGAGAGCTTCAATATTCCGAAGGATATGACATATAAGGACTGGAAAGCGAGACAAGACGGTGCCTATGGCACTGGTATCGTAGAAAAGTTCAAAAATATGTGGTATAATGAAACTGCTGATAAAAAGCAGTATGAGAACTACAAGGCCCGACTCGGCGCAGACGCGCCTAAGAGCTTTGCAGCTTTTCAGCAGTTAAAGTATAATTCTGAGAACTACAAGGACCTTACCGGTTACTATCGATACAAGGGTGCGAATCCTACAAGCGATAGGCGCTTTTGGACTGCGCATAAAGCGGTCAAGGCTCTCCACGACGAGGGCAAAGTCCGAACGACCGGAACTCTGGTCGCTCCGCCTCTGGGTCGAGTCGCCATCAAAGCGAACGAGCACGCCGAAAAACGGTTTGCTTCTCGCGGTATAACCTTAGAATGGACTCAGAATATTATTGATAACGCAGACTTCGCGCTCAAACAGCGCAAGGGTACGCAATACGCCTTTTACACAAGCGAGGGCTTTGCAGTCCTTGATAATAACGGCGAGATTGGTACCGCCGGCCAACTGGACGAACGCGGCAAGCTGCTATATGACGAGGTGATGAAACATGTCCGAGCAAAATAAGGTCAAGTGCCCTTTACTGAATAAGGAAATTGACTGGGGCTATTGCTGGGAGCTTTGCAATATCGCTACCGACGATATTCTTCTTGAGGGCGATACCGTTCCCGACTGGGATAAGGCTCTCGAGGTATGTAAGAAGTGCGGTCGATATTCGAGCAATCCAGAAAGCCCATAAATGAGCCCGATTTTTTCAGAGGGTAAATCTAAGGGCCCCTCAGTTAAAACGCGATACGGGAGACCGTGGAGCTCCACAGAAGCAATAGTTGATTAGAGCGTCCCTGCTTTTTAGCAGGAGGCGCTTTTTTCATACAAAAATTACCGCCTTACGCGGCGGACAACAAATAGCGTACCCGCAATACCGGGACTGGCCGGATAAAAAGGACAGCGGGAGACAGGAGGACAAAATGTTGGACTGGCTGAAAACTATTTTGGGAGAAGCGTACTCCGAGGAGATTGATAAGAAGGTCTCTGAGGAAATCGGCAAGAACTTCGTGGCGCGTGCAGACTTCAACACTCTGAACACCGAGAAGAAAGCTCTCGCCGATACCGTAAAGGAGCGCGACAAGCAGCTTGAGACCCTCAAGGCCTCTACCGGCGACGTCGAGGCGCTCAAGACGCAAATCGCTACTCTCCAGACTGAGAACACTGCAGCGACGAAGGCCCACGAGGCAGAAATCAAGCGCCTCAAAATCGATACCGCCGTTGAGCTGGCTCTGTCTGCTGCCAAAGCGAAGAACGTAAAGGCCGTGAAGGCGCTGCTCGACCTTGATAAGGCTGAGCTCGACGCGGACGGCACCGTTAAGGGTCTGGCCGACCAGATTAAGAAGCTGGCCGAGGCACCCGACAGTGGCTTTATGTTCGACACTACGAAACCGAAGAATGACTTTAAGGGCTTCAAGCCCGGCGAGAGCGGAGACCCGGCACCTTCCGGCGATAAAAAGCCGGAGACTATGACCTACGACGAGCTCTGCGCATACCTCGCTGAAAATCCTGACGCAAAACTTTAATATGAAAGGACGATTTTACTATGGCAAACAGCAAGTTTGATTCTAAGAGCTTCAATGCTGAGGCGTTCAAGTACATGGTGGACCGTGTTCCTAACCTCAACCTGAATGAGCTCAAGAAGTCTCGTGCCCTTGCGGGCAACCCCGACATCCGCGGCGTGTTTACCGCCCAGAACGGTACCGCGTATGCTCGTCTGGCTATGCGCGGTTTGATTGACGGCGACGCCGTGAACTACGACGGCCAGACCGACATCACCGCAACCTCCACTAAGACCTTCGAGCAGGGTATCGTTGTCGTCGGCCGTGCGAAGGCTTGGACTGAGAGGGACTTCTCCTATGACATCACCGGCGGTGTTGACTTCATGGGCAACATCAGCCAGCAGGTGGCCGAGTATAAGGACCATCTGGACCAGAACACGATTCTCGCTATTCTCGCCGGCATTTTCGCTATGACCGACACGAAGAGCAAGGAGTTCGTCACTAAGCACACTCTCGACGTGACCGGCGTCGGTACTGGCGTTATGGCGGCTTCTACTCTGAACTCCGCAGCAAACAAGGCTTGCGGCGCGAACAAGAAGAAGTTTAAGCTCGTGTTCATGCACTCTGACGTCTCTACCGGTCTTGAGAATCTCAACCTGATTGAGCGTCTCAAGTACACTGACAAGGAAGGCATTACCCGCGACCTCGAGCTCGGCACGTGGAACGGCAAGCTCGTTGTCGTTGACGACGACATGCCTGCTTCTGAGGGCTACTTCGACGCTGACGCCAACACTGACGGCGCATTGAAGATTGTCGCTTCCGGCACTCCTGCTGCAGGCGAGATTCTTCTGTCTAAGGTAACTCCGTACTTCGGCAGCAAGACTCTGGCTGCAAACGATTACGTCGTTGCAGGTACTCAGTATACGACCTACGTTCTCGGCGAAGGCGCTATCTCCTACGAGGACATCGGCGCGAAGGTGCCTTATGAGATGAGCCGTGACCCGAAGACTCATGGTGGCGAGGACACTCTGTACACTCGTCAGCGCAAGGTCTTCGCGCCTTACGGTATCTCTTACGAGAAGGCGTCTCAGACTGCTTTGTCTCCTACCGATTCCGACCTCAAGAACGGCGCAAACTGGGCGTTGGTGCATTCCGGTGAGACTACCGCGTCTCAGCGTTCCTACATCAACCACAAGGCCATTCCTATCGCGCGTATCTTCTCCAGAGGTTAAGGCCTATGGAGATACTCGCGGCAGTAACCGCCCGACTGTCGGCCCTCGGCTATACCGTGACCGAGGCCGACAGCGCGGCACTTGATTACAACATTAAGAAAGCCGAGACGACCCTAAAGGCGCGAACGAATCAGCTCGAAGTGCCGGAGGGTCTTTTCTATGTCTGGGCGGATATGGCTGCGGGCATGTTCCTCACAGA